CGCGCGCTTCAGTTCCCGGCGTAGGATGTCCGTGATCTGCTGCGGCTTCGCCTTCAACGGCAGCGCATCGGCCAGATCCCAGCCATCCGGGAACACCGCACTCAGCGTCACAATCGACACCGGCACACGATGCTCGCCCAGTATCTTCTGGATATCCAGCGCCGCCTCGATGCCCGGCGTGTCGTTGTCCGGCCAGATCACGCAGCTATGCCCAGCCAACAGGCTCCAGTCCGTCTGATCGACAGCCTTCGCCCCGCCCTGCCACGTCGTAATGACCCAGCCCTCAGGTAGATATTGCGCTGCACCATCGGCGGCCTTCTCGCCCTCGACGATCAGCACAGGCGCAGTCGGCGATGCCGCCAACAGGTCACCGTTATACAGCGGGCGCCCCTTGCCGAACCCGGACGTGAGAAACTTCTTCCCGTCCCACACGATCGGCCTGATCTCTTTGCGCGCACCCGGCGGATTCCACCGCGCCACCGCCCCGAACGCCGCGCCGTCAGCCATGCGGTATATCCACATCGCATCAGGCTCGGGGCCCAGAGACTTCCGCAGCGACTCAGGAATCACCACCGGCTCAGGCATGGGCGTGACAATCTCGGCCTTCGCCGTGATGTCCTCAGCAATCGCCAGCGCCTTCAGGTCTACCTTACGCATGGCTCAAGCCAAGCATCTCAGCGAAACCCTTCAGCGTCTCCTGCAGGCTGTCGCCAAACAGCTTCATGGACAGGTCAATCATGTCGCCCTTCTCGCCCGTCGCGAAGTCCTGCCAGCGCCCGGTGCTGAACGACACGCCCAGCGAGGGGTTGCGGTCGTCGCGCCACGGCGCACATGCTAAATACCAACCACCCTGTCGCTTGCCGCGCGGCAACCAGTCTCGGCACAGCGCCTCGATGTGAGACGGACTCAGGCGATCCTTGATGTCACGGGTAACCAAGGGTCGGGGAAGTCCACGGTGGTGAACACGGTGGCAGGCGCATGCCTTGGCGATCTGGCAATCTATCCGCTGGGCGCCACGACCGAAGCCGGCATCCGGCAGGTGGTGCAGAACGATGCCATGCCTGTGGTGTTCGACGAGGCGGAGAGCGACGAAAAAGAGAATAAGATGGCGGCTGCCGCGCGGCGCAAGGCCGTGATGGATCTAATGCGGCAAGCGTCGAGCGAAGGGCGTGGGCGCATCCTGAAGGGATCAGCGAACCACCAAGCGCGGGCGTTCACCATGCGGTCATCGTTCCTGATGTCGTCGATTGGCGTGGGCCTGAAGGAAGCTGCCGACCTGACGCGCACCGCGGTGCTGACGATCAAGCCGCTGGATTCGTTCACGTTACAAGAGCGGCGCAAGAAGGAGGAGGAGTTCAAGGACTTCGTGGCGCTAGCCTCGTCGATCCCGAGGGACATGCCGCAGCGCCTGCTGGGGCGCCAACTGCACAACCTGTTCACGCTGCGCCACAACATCTTGGTCTTCAAAGAAACGATTGCCACGGTGCTGGCCAACCGCCGTATCGGCGACCAGCTGGGGACGCTGATGGCCGGATGCTACAGCCTCTACTCGACGAAGCGTTTGGACATGAAGCAGTGCGAGAAGTATCTGAACACGGTGAACCTCGACGAGTTCCTGCAGGTGAAGGCGGAGCGCGAAGACCGGGTGCTGCTCGACCACATCGTGCAGAGTGCGATCCGCGTTGAGACCCTGCACGGCGTGCAAGACCGGACGATTGGTGAGCTTCTGCTGATTGCCTTCACCCGGCAAGAGAACGCAGACGTGGGCCTGAAGATTGCGGACGAGTCACTGGCGCGCGTCGGCCTGAAGGTTGAGATCGAACATGGGCTGGCGGTCGGAGTGTGGATTGGCCAGAGCATCGCTGCCCTGAACAAGATCATGCAGACGTCGGTCTATTACGAAGGCTGGTCGGGCGTGTTGCTGCGCCACCCGAGTGCGCGGAAGAGTGAAAACTCGATCCGCTTCAAGGGGTCTATGTCACGCGGGATCTTTCTGCCGAAACATGAGTGGCCAGTAGGGTTATGAAACCGAAGAAGAGATCGAAGGGCTTCGAGCTTGCGCTCCAGACGGTGCGCGCATGGTCTGATTCCATGCTGATGCAACGTGATCCGCATGAGTTGACATACACGTTTGGTATTAGACGTGATGAAGCAAACGTGATAGTTAAGGACGAGCGGTATCGCCGTGATTTATAAGATGAAAAACCGGAGGATAGAATGACATTCCAAGTTGAAGATGGTTACGCAATCCCGGCAGCGCGCCAGCCGAGCAGTCGGCGTCCGAAGTATCCGTGGATGAAGCTGGATGTAGGGCAGAGCTTCTACGTCGAGGGCGCACCGCTCCGCTCGATGACCAGCACTGCATCACATGCAGGTCGGCGCTACGGTAAGAAGTTCATCGTCCGCTTGGCCGACGGTGGTGTGCGTGTGTGGCGTTACGAGTAAGTTAAGAGAGGGAGAGGGGGCGTGAGCCACGGCGAATGACCATGAGTAGTTCAAGCGGATCCTTGCCGCGCCACTATTACGTCTGGGTGGACTCGTCCTTCCTGCGTGAGCATGGCGCCGGGTATGAGCCTGCTGTTTGGTTTGGCCTACACAGCCATCCGGGCCGCGCGTGGGGTTGTCACGTCATGCTGGAGTGCGGTGCATTCTATCGTGGCCTGCCACCCCACGCCCTCAGCTTCAGTGCCAATCCGGCATGCACCGATTGGACGCTACCGCAGGCGCAGATCTGGGACTGCTACGGTAAATTCTCGCTGCTCATCTATGATTATCTGGACGGACTACGGGTGAAGGCGAAGGGCGGCGAGACCGGTGAGTATCTGTTCACGGCGGTGCCGCAGGGTGATGCGTTCACGCATGAGCCCACCCAAGGCAAAGAATTTATGTTCATCCGAACTACTGGCGACCGGTTGACCATCGTGCCGACGAACAATTTATTGTTTGAAGAGCGTAGCTTCACCGTCGATCAGGGCTGGCCAATCCTCAAGCGATCCACAGAAGTGTGGTCATGCGAATGACGAATACGAATATGCGTGATACGCGCGACTGACTTGGACGGGCCGGGAAGACTTTCCAATATTGGGGAGTCGGCACGTCGCCCCCCGCTGGCAGACCGGGCCAAGATGTCTGCCAAACAAGGACATACGATGCAACTTCGAGATTATCAGGAATCCGCCGTTCAGGCGGTGCGCGATAGCTTTCGCGCGGGTCACAAGAACACCCTGCTGGTCAGCCCGACTGGCTCAGGGAAGACAGTGATCTTCTCATACATCGCCGCCGGCATGGCCCGGAACAACAAGCGCATCCTGATCGTGGCCCATCGCCGCGAACTGCTGAAGCAGATCAGCAACGCCTTGAAGAGGGTCGGCGTGGCGCATGCGGTGATGACCGGAGGGTATCGCGGCGTGCCGACGGCGAACGTCGTCGTGGCCTCCGTGTTCACGCTCGTGAAGCGAATCAAGGGCATCGAACCGTTTGATCTGATCATCGGCGACGAGGCCCACCATTTCACGCCTGACTCTAGCTGGGGCAAGGTCGTCATGGGTTTCCCGCGCGCCCGCGTATTGGGCGTCACAGCCACCCCTGAACGCCTCGACGGCAAGGGGTTGGGTCAGATGTTCTCCGACATGGTGATGGGCCCCACGGTGGCTGAATTGACCGCTCAGGGGTTCTTATCCCACGCCGTGGTCTATGCGCCAAGTGCGCCGGATCTGGGCGGGGTGGGCACGCGCATGGGCGACTACGTGCAGAAGCAACTCGAAGACGCGATGGATAAGGCCGTCATCACCGGCAGTGCGGTCAAGCACTACGCGAAATACGCGCCGGGTAAGAAAGCCATCGCGTTCTGCGTGAGCGTGAAGCACGCCAAGAATCTGGCCAAAGAGTTCCGGGACGCTGGGTTTGCCGCGAGCCATATCGACGGCGGCATGAAAGAAAACGAGCGCGACAGCGTGCTGAAGGCGTTCGAGGAAGGCCGGGTGCGGGTGCTGACCAGCTGCGATCTGGTGAGCGAGGGGTTCGATCTGCCGTCCGTCGAGGTGGCGATCCTGCTGCGACCGACGAAGTCTCTCGGGCTGTATCTGCAGCAATGCGGGCGCGCGATTAGACCACACCCTGACAAGGAGAGAACCATTATCCTCGATCACGCCGGCAACACGGCACGGCATGGGTTCATTGACGACGACCGCGAGTGGACGCTGGCCGATGGGTTCGTTCAGGGGCGTGGTAAGGGGGACAAGGCTGAGACGGTTCGGACATGCACCGCCTGCTTTGCCATGCATAAGCCGAGCCCGACCTGCCCGGTGTGTGACTACGTCTATCCGGTCAAGCCGCGCACCGTGAAGCACATCGATGGCGATCTGGTGATGACCACCCGCGCGGGTGAGCAGGACATGACGACGGCAGAGGGCATGCTTCAGAATAAGTTTAAGGTGCTGATTAGCGTCGGGCGCAAGCGTGGGTATAAGAATCCGACGCTCTGGGCATACAATGTCATCTGCGGGCAGGAGGCTGCGCGCATTGCGAAGAAGGTGGGGACGCGAGACGTTCAGACTACGAACGGGCTAACTGAAGGCGAGAGGACTGCGATATGGAAGATGACGATGGGAACTGGGCAGGGCGCGAATCGGTACTGATCCCTCTGTCGCTGATACACGCGCTGTCAGTTGGTCTGCTGCGGGCGCTAGATGAATGGCAGGAAGAGCGCGGCATCGATGAGATGGATGCCAGCAGGTGCTTCGTGGCGATGGCTGCAGCGGTTAACTCCGCAATGGAATGCCTGACCAGTGATAACGAAGGGGTTACGATCCAGTGAAAGAAGCGATCCTCCAAGCTGAGATACGCCTCGCTCTAGGGCGGCGAACGGACATCATGATGTTCCGCATCAACGTCGGGAAGTTCCGCCCGCTGGACGGTGGAGAGCGCGTGATTCAGTCGGCGCCCGAGGGAACCCCGGACTTACTGGGTGTCATCACCCCGGGTCGCGCGTTCGCCATCGAGGTGAAAGCACAGCGTGGCAAGCAGCGTCAGGTTCAAGCTGCGTGGCAGGTCGCATGGGAAAGACGTGGCGGAATCTATATCTTAGCCCGCTCTCTCACTGATGTTTACAAGGGGCTTGACATAAATCCGCAGACAGCGGTATGCGTGTAAGCCCACAACAACAATACCGGAGGCATACATGGTAGCATTATCTGTGCGTGACCAGATTCATTGGCACGATTTACGATCACAACATATTGGAGGCAGCGAGGTCGCCGCCCTCTTCGACATGTCCCCGTTCACGACGCTCTGGCAAGTGTGGATGGAGAAGTCTGGCAAGCTGCCACCCGAGGATCTCTCTGGCAACAAGTCTATTCAGGCTGGTACCTTCCTCGAAAGCGGCATCGCTAACTGGGCGGCGCACCGCTGGGACATGAAGATCGAGAAGGTCGTCGATTATTTCACGGCAGATGACTGCCCCGGGATGGGCGCATCGCTGGACTTCCAGACAGAAGGTGGCCACCCCGTCGAGATCAAGTGGTCGGCCCACGGTGACGGCTGGGAATACGAAGGTGACACGATCACCTGCGCTCCCGACAACTACGTCCTGCAGGTTCTGCATCAGATGGCCTGCACTGACGCTGAGTATGGCTGGCTAATCGCGCTGATACGGAACGAGCCACGCCGCATGAAGGTTCCTCGCAGCGAGGAAATAATTTCGAAGATTAAATCTCATGTCGCGAAGTTCTGGGACAGCGTTCGGTCTGGCGAAGAACCACCGGTGGACTTCAATAAGGACGGAGACGCCGTCGTGCGCCTGCTGGACTTCGTGCCTATGTCTGAGGTCACGCTCACCACGGAGCATGCTCATCTGTTCCAGACGTATCAGGAGAACGCTGCGATTGAGAAGGAAGCCAAGGCCAAGAAGGACGCAGCAAAGACCGAGCTTCTGACCCTTAGCATTGAGGCGATGGGGAAGATGAACACGTCGCAGGACAAGGCCGTCGTCAAGTGCGGTGACCACAAGCTATCGATCAGCACCGTGAAGGCGTCGGTCGGCACCGAGATCACGGAGCAGATGATCGGCACGTTCTACGGATCCCGGTCTGGCTACAAGAAAGTGACGGTATCAAAGTGAGAAAAGAAGACGTGATGATGCGGGTAAACCGCGAACTGCTAGGCAAGCTACGCCTGCTGGCTGGGCGCCACCCGCTCAAACCCACCCTGCGCGCCACTGTCGAGCGCGCGATTGAACTCATGATCGAAGATCTCGAAGAGGAACTGACCAATGCAAACAAGTAACCTCCCGGCCAAACCGATGGATCGGTTCAAGCAGGAACTCGCCATGCGCGAGAGCCACCTGCGCAGCCTGCTTCCGCAGGCCATGACCGTCGATAAGTTCCAAGGCATCGTCGTGGCCGCTGTGGCGGACAACATGGACCTGCTGGAGTGCGACCGCGGCTCGCTGCTGAAGGCATGCCTGAGCGCCGCAGAACTGGGCCTGAGCCTCAACAAGAACATGGGTGAGGCAGACATCCTGAAGGTGTGGGATGGCCGCCTGAAGAAGAACGTGGCGCAATTCCGGCCCCGCTATAAGGGCCTGATGAAGCTGGCCATGCAGTCAGGTGAGGTGCTGAAGATCGAGAGCCGGCTGGTTCACGAGAACGATCTGTTCGAGGTTGTAGAAGGTCTGGACTCCAGCATCGTCCATAAGCACGGCCTGTCCAATCGCGGCGCGATGGTCGGTGCCTACTGCGTGTGGAAGCTGAAGAACGGCGAGACCCAGTTCGAGGTGATGAGCAAGGAACAGATCCTTGCCATCCGCGATCGTTCATCGGCCAAGACCAAGGATGGCAACGTCGTCGGCCCGTGGAAGACGGACGAAGCCGAGATGTGGCGCAAGACCGTGGTCCGCCGGGCCAGCAAGTACATGCCGCTCTCGACCGAAGCGCAGCGCGCCGTGGCCGTGGACAATCAGGCGGAAGGCGTGATCGAAGCTGACGAGTATGCCGGCAGCGAAGTCGACATCACGGACTTCGAGGAAACTCCAGCTGCAGAAGTGCAGGTGCAGAGCCTCGAAGAGAAGCTGGCCGCCAAGACAACGGCAGCGCCGCGCCAGAAGGCGGAAATCCACATCGACATTCTGGAGCCGCAGGAAGAAGGCGACATGGTCGATTGGGATGAATGGTGCGAGGCCGCATGCGAAATCGTTGCGAAGCTGACACCGGAAGAGCGCAGCGAGTGGCGTGAGCTACACAACGGCTATCTCGATGAAGCCGAACTAATGGCACCGCGTGGCGCCTCGAAGCTGCGCAAACTGTTTAACTGAGGAGAGAGTGAATGGGTAAGAAATACGATCTGGTCGTCAAGGTTGGCGAATACACTGACGGCCAAGGCCAGACCAAGGGCCGCTTCAAGAATGTCGGCGTCGTGATGGATGGGCAGAACGGCCCCTACATCCTGCTCGACCGCACGTTCAATCCTGCCGGTGTTGGCGGCAACGATGGCCGCGAGAGCATCATCGTCTCGATGTATGAGCCCAAGCAGGACGGCGCTCAGCCTACCCAGCAGCGGTCAGCAGCACCCGCTCAGCGGCAGCCAGCACCGCAGCGCCCGCTGGACGACGAAGTTCCGTTCTGAGGGATGAGAGAGGCGACCTTAGCGGGTCGCCTCTTCTACCTGATTATAGACCCGGTTGAAGCGCACGAACTCCCCGTCGATGCGCTCCCGAAGAACCTCAAGCCGCTCCGCCTTTGTGCCCTCATCAATGTCCAGATTCTGAATGCGCTTGCGCTCTTCGTTTATTTTCTTAACCGCAGACCGGGCCGATGTTAGAGCGGACTGAACCCGGGGGTTAGTTTCCGCCGGGAACTTTTTAATCAGCGCCAGCCGCTCCGCCCCGACTGAATCTTTCAACTGCTGATTCACGGAGCGCGCCTTCTCTTCGCGTTCGTAATACTCGCCCACGTTCCTTCCCTTGCCCGGCTGGCCGACAAGGCGCTTGACCACAGGGGCGGCCATAACATTACTCTCTTCTCCCGTCTTATAAAGAGACTTAGCAATGCTGCCCACGCCGCCAAGAGCAAAATCTAAGAGAAATTCGAAACTCTCGGCAGGCACGTTCAGGCCCCCCTTAACCTTACCCTCTCCGCCGCTGATGTCGTTCAGGAGCTGAGACAGTTCCTTATACCCCTCAGGCGTATTGAACCGAGCGACGGAGGCGTAGGACTGCCCTTTATTGAGCGGCTCGTTATAGATTGGCTTGGCCATGAAGTTCTCGTTGAGCATGAGTTCAACGAACGGCCTGCCCAGCGTTGGCGTAATGCCTTTTGCGAGAGCACTTTGAACGCTGCCCGCGCTAAACTGGATTGGAGAAAAATTCGAAAGCCCGGCGGTTACGATGTCGAGACCGGCAGCGCCAAAGCCATTACCAAGACGAGCCGCATCCATCAACCGGGTAGCCGCATACGGGAAGAAGCCGAAGCCGTATGGCATCGGGATCTTGGCATAGGTTTTCCCGTCGAGAGGGTTCATGATGATGAGGTTGCGCTGTTTTTCATAGTCCGGGATCTTATCCCAGTGTAGCTTGCCGTCGTCGTCCTCGTCGGATATGGCCGCGTTGGCAGCTGCGAGTGTGGCAGCGGTGGTCATCAAACTGAGCAGCGTCGCCTGCGTGATAGACAGCTTACCAGTCTTAAATGGATTGTTCGACAGCGCGCGCGCGGTGCGAACGCTGCCCTGAATGCCGGCATTGAAGAAGGCGTACAGAGCGTTCAGCATAGCGCCAGCCTCGCCGCGACGGTTGAAGTCTACGGTCGCTTCGCGCGAGATCATGGCCGCCTGATCGCGGGTCATGCCGACGTCGAGTGCGGCGCGATAAGCGGCAAAGCGAATGCCGTTTTCAAACATGGCGTTGGTGCTTTCGAGGGCGCCGACCATTGCGCGGAAGCCCTTGCTGGTGGGAGTCCACACAGCGTCGATAGCCTGTTTGGCGCTACGGGCGTCCTTCAGATCCTTTAGGCTGTCATTGACCGTTTTTAGATCCTTTTGGATCCTAGCGGCGGCCTCTTGAGGTGTCTCGCGCTCCACCCACGAAACAGATCCGCCGTCGAGCTTAAACTGCTCATACAGATTGCGCAGTGCGGGATCTCCGCCCTTGTTGCCATATTCAAACGCGGCGACGCTACGGATCGCTTTCGTGTCTTTCACATTTTTCTTAAATGCCTTCAGCAGCCCGGACGAATCAGCACCAAGGTTCAACGCCGCGGACTGTAGATCCCGGAAAGCGTTAGGCAGAAAGAAGTCCGGGTTTGCCGTCGTCAGCGAGCGTGAAAGAATGCGTAACACATTACCTGAAAGCCGCAGGAGCACATTCATCTGCACCGGATTTAAATTCTTTGCAGCTTTCGCGAGCAAGGGATCGTTGATGCGTAGATAGAACGTCTCACCGCCACGCTTCACGATCGTGAAGTTCGGATCACGGGGATCTGGACGCCGAGGGTTTCCGTTCCTGTCGCGCGGAGGATTGCGGTCACTGAAGACGCGCCATTCATTGGACGGATTCTTGATGAAGAAATCCATCATCTTCTGGCCGACACGGTTGCGTTCGCCGCGAACGATGCGAGCGCCAACGTCAGACACGAACGTGCCATACGGAGAGAACGGCAACGTCTTACGACCGCGACGCTGACTCCACTCGTTCTTGGTGATGGAGAAGCCAGCACCTCCCGACATCATCTGCTCATAAGCATCCCCATTGTCGTCCATCAGAGCGAAGTCGGCGTCGGAGAGGAATTGCCCCGGCTTAGTCTCGCCCTTCACCGGAACATAATGAGGGATTGCCTTGAGCAATTCGTCAGCGATCTTGCGCGACTTCACGCCACGAGCAACGTCGTTATCCATCGCCCACTTCACGGAGTCCCGATGAACCTTAGCGATATCTTTCCAAGCCTGCCCGCTGGCTCCATTCTCCAACGGATCCACCTCATCAAAGGCGTCCTTGTTGGAAATGCCCGACCCCGATAGCAGGGTCGTGTTGGGCTTTTTGTACTGAGCAAGTATGGCCGCATCAATTGCCGGGTCCGGGTGTGACCAGCGCGGCTGCCGTGGATGCCAGTCACGCTCACGCTGATTCATGTCGAAGTTTGGATTCGTCCCATTGACCTTGGTCATGAGCGCCGGGTCGCCGCCCTTCTTTTTGACGAGACGACCGATTTCCCGCATCTCAAAGTCGGCATTTATCTCCGGAGCCGCCTTCGAATAGAGATACAGATCGATGTCGTTCATCCCGAAGCCGGCCTTGCGGGCGATCTCCTTGATCTTCTTACCGAAGTCCCGCTCGAACTTCTGCATCAGTTCGCCGGCACGGCTGTCGAATTTACGCGCAGCCTCGTAGAAACCCTCGATGCCAGCGGTCAACTGACCAAGGCTCTGCACAACGCGCAGACGCTCGAAGCGGTCAACCAGCTTGCGAGAGTAGCGTTGAAGGCGTGTTTCTTTTGGAAGCGTGAGGCTGGGTGGCTGTGGTGACGGGAACAGCGACGGCTGCGGACCTGATGGGGGTGGGCCAGACGGGGGAGAGACACCTCTACGCGTTTGCGCGCCACGGGCAAACAAAGTCCCTTGCGCCGGCCCCTGTTTGCTGGGAGGAGGCGTCTTCATAATCGCCCTGTAGTCAGCCTCAGTGGCCTCAAACAGCGGGTTGACGATTTCAATAAGGCGGCTAAGCGCAGACGTGTCGCCATCAGGGATGCCGAGCATGCTCTTGAACATGGCGACAAACCGCTGAAACAGATTCTGCCCCGGCCCGACCTCGATGCCGCGCAGATACTCCTGCGCATTGGCGTTGGTCATGCCCCACGTCAGAAACTCGTCAGGGTCCACAAGCGCATTGGTACGTCGCTCACGTATCGACTGCTCGAACTCGGTGAGCTTAGCTCCAGACTTTACGCGCTTATTGAAGTGCTTAACGAAAGCGCTATAAACATCTTTTAGATCGCTGACAAACTTTGCTGTCTTCGGAGTGAGGTTGCGCCCTTTTTGGTCTGCGAAGGTGAGCGCATGAGATATGGCGTGCAGCGCTTCGTGGAGAACAACTTCCGAAGTGTTGCCAGCTGTGTTTTCCCCCATTGTGGGGGACCGCAAGAATACGTCAATCGTATTGTCATCAATGTTAGTGGTAACCGCACCATACGCCACTCCATAGGCGACGTTCGTTGGAGCGGTATCTCCATATTGAACAATATTAAGTTTAACTTTAAACCCAGCGCGCTCAACCTCGCTCAGAACCGTCGAGATGCGGCCCGCCAGATACATGTCGTACTGACTGAACTTGTTGTCAAAGTTGGCAAAAATCTCTTCCAACAGATCGGAAAGGGTGCCGCCTCGATATTTGTCGATGTCCATGCGGACGCCGGCCACGAAATCCCCGGGCGCCACCTCGGATAGCATATCTCCTTGATCGCGGCTGGCGTCAGACATGCCGCCTTCCTGCTGATCGAACGACTCCTGACTGCCACGCCGCATCTGCGACTGCTGCAAGCGCGCCTGCATTTCGGCGCGCTGGCGTTCAGTCATACCCCCTGCCGGGACAGGCTGAGCGGCGCTTAATCCAAGAGAGCCTTCTTGGGTCCCCGGAGCAGTGCCCGCAGGTTGTTCGCGGTCCGCTTGGCCTTGGCCTGCGTCTCCGGGTGCAGCCGCTTGTCCACCGACGCCCGGTTCAGCAGTGCTATCTTCGATATTGGTGACAGGGCCATCGGGGAATTCCTCTTGTCCAGCATCATATTCCGAGTAGTCGCGCGCCTCGGCCATGACTTCTTCAAACTGCTCGTTCACATAATCAACGATACCCTGAAGCGGGTCGCCGTCAGCGCCAATCTTCTCAGCGATGGCGCGCATGTCGGCGTCAGTCAGATCAACGCCAAGGTCGCTGGCCTCTCTGGACACGGCCTGTACCGTCGCCTCAAAGCCGTAGTCTTCCTCCTGAACTTCCCGCTCATAAGGACGTCCGGTGGTCGGATCGTACCTTGGCGCATCGCTGTTAATCAGATCAGCAAGCGCCGCAGGGAGAACATAGCCGTTCTCGTCAAGGGACTCGCCATAAAGGCCCCAGTCCTTAGGCTGGAACCCCATCGCAAGGTCAGAAAAACTTTTCAGGTTCTCGTTGATCTGGCGTTGATTCTGAATCACCTTGCCATCGCGACCGCGCGTCAGCTTCCCCTTGCCGAACATGCGGCGGAGATCGGCGCGGCTATTCAACCAATCGGGATCGACGCCGGCATCAACCGCGCTCTCAAAGCTGTAGCGATCTTGACCCTTCTTAAAGGTCTTCGCCATCTGAGCGATATACGCCTGCATCGTGATTGCGGCCTTAGGAGGGGCCGGCGGCTTTCGAGCGCGAGGTGGTTTAGCGGGGGTGGGTGCAGGCGCAGGCTCAGCCACAGGCGCAGGCGCCGTCGCGACGGGTGATGCGGTAGGTGTAGGCGCAGCTTTAGCAGCCGGGGCCTTACCGAGAATACCGCGCTGTAGGACGTTGCCATCGGCGTCCACAACGGCGGGGCGTGTGACTTGAAGCGGCGCCTCGAATCCTTCGTAGTCGTAAAACTGATCTATGGTCTGAGAGCGCAGAATCTGCCCAGCCTGCCCTTGAAAGGACCGCTGCCAATTGCGAATCATATTGGAACCGGGGAGAGCGAGCAGCGTACCGTCCGGAGCCGGCACCACCGACATGGTCATGATACTATCTTGCGTGGGAATATCCCGCACCGTGGACGCTTTAAGCTGGTCAAGAGCATCAAACGTCGGCGCTTCCACAATGGCTTGATAGTTTTGCAGGATCGGTGCGTAGGCTTCTGGCAGGGGTGCGGCGACAGGCACAGCCACAGGCTCAGCAGTAGCCTCAGGCTCCCGAAGGCCTACCTTAAACTCAGGCGGCCTTACATACGGCGGCATACTTACCCGAACAGGCTCAGGCGTAAACGCGCGTGGGTTAAAGATTTTCGAATCATCAGACGGCGGTGGCGGCGCAGGCGTAGGTGCGGGCGCAGGCTGACCGGACGGCTGAAAAATACGGGGAGTCGGCGCAGGCGCGGGAGCAGGACGCGGGACGGGCCCCTCAACCGAGCGCTCTTCACCGTTTATATTGACCGTCGTCCGGAACGTGCCCGGAGCTTCTCCAGCAACCGGCGGCGTAGCAGCGGCCCGCTGCGCTTCATCATACTCCGCCCGGGGGACAATCCGAATGCTACCATCCGGGCTCTCAATGATTACCTGATCATCTTCAATCGTGACGATTTCTTCAGGGCCTGCGGTAACGGGTTCCGCCTCAGGCGGAACACCGAACGGTGTAGCCGGGACGCCAAGCTCAGCTTCTGGCCCCGCAGCCGGCGGCGGCGGAGGAGGAGGCGGCGGCGGCGGAGGAGGCGGCTCTGTTCCCGGCTCAGCTTCCGGCCCACGCAGCCCGCTAACAGCGCCGGCACCAGCGCCCATCGTCCCGCCAAGGATAAGACCAGCGGCTCCGCGACCACCGAGTCCTTCGGTCAATGCAACGTTCGGATCAATGGCTTGTGCGCCGACGTTTTCAGCGAAGCCCTGCCCGGTTTCCTCGATAAGTTCTTGGCCGCCTTCACGGGCAAGACCCTCAAGACCGCCGCGAATAAAGCCTCGACGTAAGCCGCCAGTGAGAAGCGCCGCTTCAAGACCGAATGGCCCAGTTAGCGTTGCAATAGGCGCCACAGTGGCAGCGGCACGGCGAGCGGCGGAAAGTGCGGCAGATTCACGAGCCTCTTCGGGCGTTGCGCCTTCCGCAATAGCCGCCCGGTATGGCTCCGAACGCTCAACAACGTCTGCTGGCATTTGCTTCACGCGTTCATACGTTGACTGCGCAGTATCGCCGGCAATGAGTGCGCCCGTACCGACACCTGTACCAACACGAGCGCCACGCTTTGCTGCCAGCTTGGCCGCCTCCTTGGCCGCCTCCACAGTCGCCTGTCTAGCTATCTGCCCTTTTGCCAGTGCAGTCGCGGCGGCGCGCCCCACAAGGCCAGCGCCGCCCGTACCAATCATAGCCGGCGCCGTCTGAGCGATCCCGGCAGCCAGAGACAGAGGATCGGTCAGTAGTTCTTTGGCCTGTTGCCCGAAGCCAGAGAGAAAGCCTTCCTTCTCGGCCTCTGCCACGCGCTCCGCCTGCTGACGCTGGCGCTCACGGAAAGCCTGCGTCTGGAGCTCTTCGCCGAACTCCTCGACGGCTTTGCCGGCGCGAGTGGAGACGTTATCCATGTCGCCGGTAGCAAGTCCGTAAAGGACACCCGGAAGGCCAATGACTTGGCTACCCGTGCCGCGAACGAGCGCGCCACCCACGTCGCGGAGTACGGAGGTTTCAGCTTTTGGAATGCTCGCAGCATTTGCCTGCACGTATGCGATAGCATCCTGCTGGGTCGCCCCTTCAGGTGCATTCACCTCATACATTGTTCCATCTGGGGACTTAACGCGGAACCTAGGCATACCCGGACCCTATATTAAAACTTAGTGGCTGACCACCCTGCGCCACCCGTCGGAGCGCCTGAGCTTGCACCCGAAATCGCAGTGCGCCGACCCGCAACGGGCACACCGGGGGTGCCATCCGGCAAAAGCATCGGGCCAGCGCCACCCGGGGGACGCCTAAACGTCTTCTGAAAAGCCCGACGCATATCCTCCCTGCGATTGAGGGCCGCTTTGTATTTGGCAAATTTGGCTGGGTCCATAGCGGCTTTAACGCCCTTAGCCTGTTCGTAATCTGCCCTATACTCTTCGAGAGCCTCTTGCAGTTTCTCGTCAATTGCAATGAAGTTTTGCTCGGCGGTGTACTCCTGATTGGCAGTCATTTGGCGAGCCCGATCAGCAGGCCCACGCCGGTTTTCGTCCGCTTGTGATCGCGTCAAATCAAGGCCAGCCAGCGCTTCCGCCTCCGCATATTTTGCTCCAACTCCCGCCTTCGTGGCGTTCGCCACGGCGGTGGCGAGAGTCGGCTCAACCAATGCGGCCCGCCCCATAGCTGTTTTAAGATTAGACGGACCCAAAGAAATCTTTTCAATTAAGCCTTCGCTTGCATTGGCAAGTGCCAATGTACCCGTGTCATAGTCACGACCGGACCGAATGACGTCTCTGGCGTCCTTCTGAGCTTGCTTGAGTGCCTCATAACGCTTGATCGCTATCTCGTCGCGGGCCTCACCTACACGCTCAATGCCTGATAACCTCTGCTGACGAGACTGTTCATACTTCTCAGTCCCAGCTTGGAGACCACGGCTCAGCGCTTCGACGAGGCCCTCACCGTCACGACCCTGAGCCAGCGCAGCACCGCCAGCGCTCAGCGCATCAGACAATGAGCGGCCTTGCGCTTGCTCCATCAATTCTTCGCGGCGGGCTAATCGCGCCTCTTGATTCGTCAAAGCGGCCCGCACTTCCTCCGGAAGCTGGGCATTTTCTGTAGCCAGCGCCTCGCCTTCCAAGTTAGCCGCACGCTCATTTAGAGTTTGCAAACGAGTCTGCAAACGAGTCCGGTCGAGGATGTTGTCTTTGTTTGCTGGCATGGCAGCCAGCGCGGTTTGAACTTCCGCGATCTGTTGCTGCGTGCTTGCCAGCGCCTGCCGATAGCTCGACTGAGGCGCCGCCCTCTCAGGGGCTGCACGCTGCGGGACAGCGGCCACGGGCAGTTCTTGCACCTGCGGCGGCGCGGCCTGCGGAGGGGCCTGCGGCGGCGCCACCGGAGGACCCTGCTGCGCGGGTATAATCGGAACCGCTGGCTTAGGAGCAACCAGCTGTACGCCGGGTTGCATTGGAGCAGGCGTGGCAGGCGTCACAGTGCGCGGCGGCGCCATCAGTGCTGCACTAATCGCCGTACCGGGCGCACCCGCGCCCTCTGCTTTTGCAATGATCTGCTGCACAAGATCTTCGCGGGTCAGGCCATCATTCTGCCCGGACATGATCAACTGCTCCGCGAGAGCGCGAGCCTTTCTAATATCCATCCGTGCCATCAGCGTACATCCTTCAGCCAGCCAAGCCCGTGCATCGGGCTCTTAATGTTACGCTTACCGTCCTTGACGGGGCTCTCAATCTTGCCGCCTTCCTTGAATCCACCAAACCCACCGAATCTACCGAATGCCCCCAAGGCTTGGCTTGCTAAACCCAAAATAGCGGCAGTATTATTCCTACCCGGCTCCTCCTTGACAACCGTTCCGGCACCTGCAGCTGAAGGAACGCCGCCAATGCCAGCCAACTGCTGCAGCTGAGTGATTGGGTAATCGCGCTGACGCTCGAAGTCGCTATACGCCAGATTCGCAGACGTCTGACCCAGTTCCTGACGCTTCGCGCCGATAGCCTCAAGGCCGGTCAATTCACGCAAGCGCTGCTCTTGAGCGCTTTGTCCTAGCTGCGAATACTGCTGAGCCCCCGTCAGCGCGCGGGCGGCTTCATCACCATACAGATCAGCGCCCGCCCCATAGGCGTCGGCCAGCGCTGCGGTCTGCTTGTCCAACGCTGCGCTCTGCGTGTCGCGAACCGCACGGCGCATGAACTCAGCACTGCGTGATCCGCCGAACGTGCCGCTACCCACGAAGGTGCGATTAAGCTGAGGCAGAATGTTCTCAGACAGGTTGCGCGCTGCCGTCGATCCAATCCCAGAAATGACATTCTGGATGTACGGATTCATGTATCGCTGAGCCACGCCGGTGTCAGTGAACGAGCCAGTGCCCCGATTGAGCGCCTGATTGGCAGAGTTCACGTAGGGCTGATACCCGCCCATGCCCTGCTTAAACTGGCTAAACGCGTCCAGCTGCTCCTGCTGGAACGGTGCAATGCGAGCAGCATCATACCGCTGATACGGCTGATTCGTGGCGTCGCGAGCCTTGGTCAGAAGGTTCGTGGCGTAATCGGTATACCACTGCGGCAGAATAGTCTGGGTCTGAGAAGTTGTCGTAGACATTAAACCGCACCTCCAACAGCCTTCAGCATATTCTCAATTCCACGCTGCGGCTTCGCAATCTTTTTCACGTCCTTGCGTCCTGCACCCTTACGCACCATCTTCAGCATATTCTCAATTCCACGCTGCGGCTTCGCAATCTTTTTCACGTCCTTGCGTCCTGCATCCTTACGCACCATCTGGCGCATTTTGTCGAGACGGCGGACGCCCTCATCGGTTGAACCATCACCCAGATCGGCAACATCCTGCGCACTCCAGACATATTCACCGTCCGAGAGCCAAGCCGGGATCTTGTCGTCCTGACCGCTGCCGATGCCCTTCACCCGACCGGGACCTAAGTGACCGCCGCTCTTACGATAGGCAACAAGGTGCCTTACCATATCGTCGTCGACTTCGCCACCTTCGGCCAATGCGGGACCTTCGGTCCCGGTCGTTATTGGAAGACTTTCCGTAGTCGTGGTGGCGTTACGGAAACCGTAGAACCTTCCGTCAGCACCCTGCTCAATTCTATCAAAACCCGGATTGGCAACCCTGTAATCATCAATCGTAGGCGCACGCGTCGATATGCGCGTGCCAACATACTGTCCAGCCGGGTTTATGCTGTAATTTTGATAGCCGGGATTCGCCGCGCGGACCTGTTCCAACGTCATGCCCGGCGCCCCAGCAACGTTAACTGTTCTCACCCCGGAATATCGCCCAGTCGCGTCCCGCTCGATGCTCTCAAAGCCCGGGTTGAAAAACCGGTAATCTTCAACCGTCGGGTTGAATGTGCTCCCAGCAGTTACACGCAAACCAGTCGGGGCCGGTCCACTCGCCGCGTAGCCGGGAATGGGTTCGCCAAACCACCGGCCATCGGCGGACTGACGAATGTTGGTGAAACCGGGATATGCCGCCCTAACTTCAGCAGCGGTTGCGGGAGGGCCCGTCGTTCTAGTCGTTGTGCCAGTCGTAGTTCCAGTCGTTGTGCCGGTCGTAGTTCCAGTCGTCGTGCCAGTCGTGGTTCCAGTCGTAGTAGGCGCATTACGGAAGAACTCAAACTCACCGGAACTCTGACCGTAGGTGAACGGGTCGAAGTTAGCAGGATTCCGAATCCGACCGATGCCACCGGTTCCTCCCGGGGGAAGACCGGGGCCGGGATCGAGCGGGTCGCCGTTGCCGTCACCGCCGCCGCCAAGCAGGCCGACAATCGGAGCAAGACCAAAAAGAAAGTTCAGACCAGACAGAACTTTCTGCATCGTGGTCGGGCCCGCTCGGCTGTCGCCAATGATGTCGTCCACGGCCGATTGCGTGCCCGCCAGCAGGTCTAACGGCATACCCGGTGGCGGGTCTTGCGGCGGTGGCTGCGGCGGTGGCGGCTCTTGAACGATGATAGGTGGCGGGTCGCGCGGCGGCGGGTCTTGCGGCGGTGGCGGCGGGGGTGGCGTTTCTGTGACGACGACAGGCGGCGGCTCAGGCGGACGATCACCCGGCGGAGGCGGTGGTGGCGGCGTTTCTGTAACGACGAGATTGCCAATTCCCGCCAAAGCAGCCGCGTTAGCTAAAGCTTGAGCGGTAGGATTTAAAGCAGGGTTGCCAATTCCCCCTATAACGTTAATAAAAGGATCAGGATTTAAGCTTGATGTAACGGTATTCTGCAGGTCTTGCAGAGATATATTTGGTATCGTTATCCCTCCAGCGGCTGCATCACGAAGTAGATTGGCTTTAGCGGACGAACTGAGATTAAACCAGTTTTCTGTAATTACGTCGCCATTCGGGGCAGACACAAAGCCCCTCATGGGTCCTGAATCTATTAACTCATAACCATCAGGAAACCCTGCGGCATTCGCATTTTTATATGCATCACTTACAAATGAAGTATCTATATCCGGACGGTTTGCCCTAGTGTATGGATCAGCCGCGTTCCCAGCCGCGCCTGCTGCTGCTTGGGCAGCAGCATTTAAAGTAGCGCCGACGATTCTACCCCCTGTAACGGTCATCAACGACTCTATTGCCGTTGCTGTCGTACTATCTATCACACGATTTGTAACGGCGTCCTGCAGTTGCCGCAGAGATACCTCACCTATCGGAGGCAAGACCGTAGTGCCAAACACGCTGGTAATTGCTTTATTAATATTTTCGCCAACCGGGGTACCCTGCATGATACCCGTAGTTGCCCCCGCAATTAAAGCCTTAGTTAGCGCCGATTCTGGCGTATTTCCAGCCATCAGGTTTCCAAAACCGGCGGTGCCAGCGGAAATAGCCATCTGAGCGAGAGTGCTAAGCTGCCCTAAGCCGGGGATAAATTGCATAGCAATAGGCAAACCGTACTCAAGCGCGATCCCCATAAGACCGCCAACGCGTGGGTCTGACTGGCCAAAAAGTTGTGTACCGGCTTGATAGTTCCCTTGCGCGTCCGCTTGGTATAACTGGAAACCGTAAGGCATGCCCTCTACAGCGGAGGCAAGATTTTGAAGCTCCGCCACCGAAGAAGCGCGGCCCACGACTTTTTCGCCCGACGCGTCAGTCAGCACATACTGTTGACCCGGCTGAAAAACGACCGGCGCGTTCATTCGTTGCGGATCAAAGCGAATCACCTGCCCCACAGTGCCTGCCGGGTTTGCGGGATCAAAGGCCGGAGCGAAATTAGTTATACCAGCTATGCCGCCACTGCCCATTGGACCGCCGCCGCCTGTATAAGTAGAAGCAATATCGACACCCAACGCGGCCTGATCGGCAACATATTTATCAAAAGCGGCATTACGGTTAGGGTCAGACGCCGCCTGCTGACGCTGCTGCATCAAAGCCGCTGCGGCTGTCAGACCAGCCATTTCTTCCTGTGTGAGAGCCATCGTCCTACGATCCCTGACTAATCACGTCGTTGAAACGCATCGCCCATTCCCGCCAATCGTCAAACTGATACGCATTAGGCACACCAAGTTCGGCGAGAGACGCGATACTAGATAGCCCAGAGGCCCAGATTTTCCAATCTTTTTCGTCCATGAGGCGGGCAGCCACACCGAAGTCCTCGATGGAGGGAAACATGAAGTCCGCCCAGTCCACCACGTTGTCAACGATGCGCGGGTCGATGGTCGTGGTGAAGCGCTTCAACATTAGCTCTGATACCTGCCGTCAGCCGGTTCGATGTGAACGACCACCTGTCCCATCTGATAATTTCCACCCACGGTGTTCGACGCAAAGCGAAACCGCAGTTCGCGGCGCTGTTCCTTGAAGAACACCTGCTGCTCATACTTTTCAGCTGGCACTGCAGGGAACGTCCGCAGCGGACCATAAACCTCAGGCGCCCGCGCGTTGATGCGGCCCGTAATCTGCACGGTCATGTCGCCGGCCTGTACGAAGTCAGGCTCCATCATCTCAACGTGGATCGCCCGGTTCTTCGGCGGATCAGAGACGATGAGCGCAATGTCGCCGGTTTCGAAGAAGCTCTCGACCGCATTGATCTGAGCGCCGTCAATCTCGTCGACGCCGAACTCATGCTGCCAGATCTTAAAGCGCGTCGGCCCATTGTCCACGACACGGGTTTGATTGTCCTCCGTGATGCGGGTGTTGTTATCTTCCGTGATGCGAATGTCAGGCACGCCCGGGCTGATCGGATCGATGCCGGCAAGGATCGGCTCGTTCAGGGACCCTGAGTAGATACCCGCAGAGCGCCCGGCATTGGGCAATTCCGTGTCGTACCACGTATTCTCGCGGAAGTTATAGATCACCGCATGCGTGCACTCAGTCGCCTCGCCGCGCGGATAGCACCACCAGATCTCCCCGAAGCGCGGAACCTTGTAGGCGAAAATCTTGTTCGCGAACGGCTGGTTTAGCCCGTCGAAGAAATAGTTGATGTTCATGTTGTTCGGCACTTCGCGGACGACGCCGTTGTACATCATGAAGCGGCCATCGCCGACCCAGAAGTAGATGCCGTCATACTCGATCACGCTGTTGACCGCGATGATTGACGACGACGAGCTAATCGTGTCGAAGCCAAACACCTCCGGGCCACCCGTGTAATACGTGCGGATTAGGCTATCGAGCGTCCACAGGAGACCCGCCGGGTTCTGACCGCCGCCACGCAGAGGCAGGCCCTTGACGATCTTCGAGGATGAAATGAACGCGTCGCCCGCGTCACCGCTCACGAAGTTCGTCGGGTCGTTCGCGTCAGACCACTTCGCGAATCCGTTCGAGGAAAACATAAACAGATACGGGTGCAGCACCACGATACCACCCGAGACGCCAGTCGTCGGGATTGGCGTCAGGGCCGCTGTGCCATCGATAATACCGATGTAGGCCGAGTAAACCTCGTCGGTCGAAATATCGTTTGCCGAATTGGCCGCATGGGCGATCAGCGCCGTCGCGCTCCCGGCACCGTCATACAGGGCATCGAACTGCCACATGAACTCAGGGCCGCCCACGTAGGTCGTAGGCGTCCGATCCGTGGCCGAGCTCGTGTTGCCGAGATTGTCGATGGTCATGCGCTGCACGCCGGCGCCGTAGCCCATGTGCGTGTAGGTGAAATTGTTCTGCGCCTGCAGGTGGAACTGGCGCACGACCCCCTCAGCGAAATTGCTGATCTGCCGATAGCCGCCGATCTTACGCGGCAGCCCGCGCTGAAACCGGCACCACTGCCCGTCGACGTAGAAGTTCCCCTCGAACTTCGTGCCGTCGCGCTTGATGCCGGCCTCTGATCTGACGTTTACGGGTACGAGCATCGCAGATTATTCCAGTGCAGTAATCTGCGCCTGAAGCGCCTGAAGCCGAGCGAGGAGCTCTTCTTCTGTTAAGTTTGACTCTGTTTCTGATTCAAAATAAACGCGTCCATCAATGAATTTGCCGTTAATATATGACCATCCAATACCAGCGTTATCAGTCAACAAAACAAGCCCGTTTGCTTTTGCAAAATTACAATCTGCTACAATAACGTTGATTACTATTTTGTCTTTAATAACAGCGTAATTTTCCATATCAAAATCCTTACCAAGTGGTGATACGGGCAAAACCATTGCCGCCATTGCCGCCGTTTCCATTAGTTGGTGTACCGCAGCCTCCTCCGCCGCCGCCGCTACCATAGCCCCCAGCACCGCCAGCGCCGCCAGCAAAAGACCCGCCGCCGTCGCCACCGCCACCGCCGCCGCCCGTGCCTGCCAGAAACCCAGTTACTTGTGTGGTTCCACTAGACCCTGTGCCGCCGTTAGTGTTGCCGCCGGTGCCTCCGCCGCCTGATATTCCTCCGCCAGCAGAAGAAAGTGATGTTAATTTAACCCCAGACCTTCCACCGTCACTTCCGTAGCCGCCTGTGCTTCCATAACTGTTACCTCCAGCGCCGCCGCCGCCGCCTCCCATGTAAGACCCCCCTCCGACTACCGCTGGGGTATTCGAGTTAGTGTTAGTGCCGCCGCCAGCCCCACCAAGATAGGCAGATGAGGCGGCGTTCCCTCCATAACTTCCGACTGATGGTCCTGTACTTGGTGCAGGTCCGTCGCCAATGCCACCAGAACTGCCACTAGGTACTCCAAATTCACCACCGCCCGCCCCTTCATTACTACCTTGACTACCCCCGCCGCCGCCTCCATAAATAGTAAGTGTGTTAATTCCAGTTCCAGACCATGTGGTACTTCCTCCACTATTTCCTGCGGTGCTATTTGTAGTGGCCCCAGTGCCACCAGCGCCAATAGTTACAGTCATAGTGGAAGGCAGTGCAGACGCTATATAATATGCAACTGTATACGCGCCTCCACCACCGCCTTTGCCGCCGCTGCTTGAACTATAGCTACCTTTGCCGCCGCCGCCGCCAGCACCAAGTAGCTCAACGCGGACCATTATTGCATTAGCTGGTTTTGTGTACGTTCCCGTGCTGGTAAAATTTTGAATGGTCGGCCCCGGTGCAGCCGCACTGGTCCACGTTGTCCCGTTACTGGTTAGGACGTTGCCACTTGTACTAGGAGCAACCGCCTGCAATGCCGATGTGCCGTTACCCAGAAGCACGTTGTTTGCCGTCAGCGTCGCCGCGCCGGTGCCGCCATTAGCAACGGGCAGCGTACCAGAGACCTCCGTGGTCAGGCTAACCGTGCCTGCCGTGAGCGCGCTCGTGCCGGTTCCCTTGACGACACCAGTCAGCGTCACCGCGCCGGTGCCGCCCTCAGAAACATTGACCGTACTCGCCGTAAACGCCGATGTGCCGTTCCCCTTCACCACGCCAGTCAGCGTCACAGCGCCCGTGCCGCCATTGCCCACCGGCAGCGTGCCCGTGACGCCCGTCGTGAGCGGCAGCCCCGTCGCGTTCGCCAGTGTGATCGAAGGCCCAATCGACAGCACCACGCTCCCAGTGCCGGTAGACACCGTGACGCCTGTACCGCCGTTGCCCACAGGCAAGGTTCCAGTGGCAGAAGCGAGGCTGATCGGGGGAAGGATGGATGAGAGTGTCGTCATGCTTCTACCTTATCACACAGCGGGAGGTGCATCGATCACCGGCGCCACATCGATCACCGGCGGCACGTAAGGCTCAGGCTTCACCAGAACGCCGTCGACCCAGCCGTCACCGTTAACAGCGTCGTCAGGGACTTCAGTGTCGTAGAAGACTGCCACGTCGGGGTGGTAGCAGGCGCTCGGATCTCCGCCTTGGCAGATGTCGCGGATGCGGTTGTCTTCAATCCATGCCTTGCGCATATCAATAGCCCTCAGTCCACATCAAAACAACCATGCCAGAGCCGCCGGTGCCGGAGAAGTCTGGCACAGCGCCTGACACCCCTCCTCCTCCGCCTCCAATACCGCCGGCGCCACCAATGTTGATAGCACCATTACGAGCTCCACCGCCTCCACCGCCAAGACCGCCAAGTCCGCCAAGTCCGCCGCCGCCACCACCACCACCACCAATACCGCCAACACCGCTGTTGCCGCCACCACCACCGCCAATACCGCCGTTCCCGCCAAGAGAACCGCCACCTCCACCGCCGGATCCATTAAAAACACCCGGAGAGACAAAAGCTGTAAGATAGTTAAATGTATCCGACACGCTTGCTACACTGCTTCCGGATCCACCATTGCCGCCTGAGCTGTTTACGCCACCTACGGTTAATATACCGCTACCGCCATCACTCGATTCATTTGAAGCCCCAGTAGCAGTATTTGGATAACCCGGAGTCGCAGAACCTCCGCCGCCGGTAGTGCAATTGCCCGTAGCGCCGGAGGTGGAGAATCTATTTCCACCAGAAAACAGACCTCCGCCTCCAAGTTTACTGTTAGATATAATCGATGTGGCCGAGGAAGAAATAGAGCCACCGGCACCGCCAAATCCGCCACCACCTGTAGTAATATTAGTATGATTAGCTGCGCCACTTATTGAACCGCCGGCGCCACCTGTACCAAAGATTGAACCCGCGCCGCCGCCACCAAGGGAGGAATTGTTAGAAGTATTAGCTACCGTTTTTCCACCCCCAGCACCGCCAGACGCTGTAAAAGAGGATCGAACACTAGCATCAGCGGTTCCAGCGCCCCCCGTGCCTCCCGCAAGTGTTGCAGCAGTTCCAGAAGCCTGTTGTAAACCAGCGCCTCCACCCGTCGCTGTAAGCAACGTACCAAGCGAAGAGGTCCCACCCGCATTTCCACTCCCAGAAGTGGTCGCGGCGGCGCCGCCCGCGCCAACCGTAATAGTTGGCAGCGTTTGACCGGGAACAACATCAATAACTCCAACAGCAAAGCCGCCACCACCACCCCCAGATCCGGTTCCAGTAGTAGCGAGGGCGGCGCCACCCGATCCACCAGCACCTACGACGAATGCGTAAATTTGAAACACGTTCTGGGGAACAACAAAATCATTGTACGCCCCCGGAATAAAGTAAGCGCGACTTCTAATCCACGATGGAGGAGCCACGCGCGTCGCATAGTTAGGCGGAAGCGGATACCCGTAAGTGCCACGGTTCATTAGAAGTTACCTCCGTATGCAGTCACCCGAACACCCGTCTGGGCAACCGAAGCGGCGGCGCGCAACGAGTGTCCGGTCGGTAGCGTCAGCGGCATGATGTTCGAGTTACCGTTGCTGGACAGTGCCAAAGCAAAAGCCGGAGCCGTCGTGCTGCTCGTTACGGCCTGCACAGGAAGCTGCTGCCACAGGATGTAGTTTGTGCCATCGAAGACAAACAGATTGATCAGGCCGGCTACGGTCGTGGCCACGCCCTGAATGTCGATATAATCGATGCGGGTTCCAGACGCGCCTGCGGTCAAGATGGTACCGACAGTGGCTGGCGCCGTGAGGGACGTATCAGCCGTCGTCAGCGTCGCTGATCCGAAGACTGGCGTTGAGGCGTATTGAGCAGACGTGGACATGCTTTGCTCCTTAGATGATACCAAGCGCGGACTGGGGATCACCCGGTGCCGTGTTGCCGCCGTTTACGAATAACACAAATGGTTCTGCACCGCTAACTGTGGCTTGCGAAACCCATACCGTACCGTTGCTGGTCAGCACGTTACCCAATGTGCCCGGAGCAACAGCCGAAACGGCAGACGTGCCATTGCCCAGAAGCACCGAGTTCGCAGTCAACGTGGTCGCACCAGTGCCACCCCGCGCCACACCAAGCGTGCCAGTGGTCTGCGTGTTGATGTCGATGATTCCGCCAGCGCCGCCAGCCTGAGCGTACACCTGCCACGACGTTCCAGTGTAAATCATCGTAATGGCGACGCCACTGATGTTGCAGATTAGATCAGATGCTAAACCTTCGATCAGTGAGCCGTTGCGGGCCACAGTAAGGTTGTTTACGCCCCATGATTCTGCAGCGTCTGTGATGATAAGCTGATCACCGCTCGCGGGCGTGGCTGGCAGCGTAACCGTGAACGAACCGGCGGTCGTGTTAGTCTGAACACCCTCGCCGACTTGTGCGGCATAGTTTGCGGTCTTGACGGTCGTGTAGGAAAAACCACCTGAAAATTCAACAACACTGCCACCAGCGTTTTTGAAAAACAGCTTCTCATCGGAAGTGTTGATAGCCAGTTCGCCAGCCGAGAGGTTACCTGCAAGCGGAACAACCCCCGGCGTTGCCGTGCGATATAGTTGAACAAGCGTGAAGCCTGAAGCCGCCATTAGAACGTCCCTCCGTCAACGCCACCAAACGCGGGGGCGGACGCGCCATTAGATAGCAAAACCTGACCGGCTGTTCCAGCGGCAGTAAATGCGTAAGCCGTACCGGTGCCGTATGCAATAGCGCCAGCCGTCGGTGCCGCGGTTCCATTTGTACCGCCATTGGCAACAGGCAGCGTGCCAGACACTTCAGACCCAAGCGCCACTGTCCCGGCGGTGAACGCCGCAGTACCGTTGCCCTTCACCACGCCAGTAAGCGTTATCGCCCCTGTGCCGCCATTAGCAACAGGGAGAGTGCCAGAGACGCCAGTCGTCAGTGGCACGTAGCTCCAGCTTGCATTGGTGCCGTCCGTGGTAAGGAACTTACTAGCGTTGCCTCCTTGACCGGGAAGCGCTGCAGAAAACGCCGCCGCCGTCACGAAAGCGGTCGTTGCAATCTGCGTGGTGTTAGTTCCGAGAGTCGCCGTTGGAGCCGTTGGCACCCCAGTGAGCGCGGGATCTGCAGCCAGCGCCACTACCAGACCAGTACCGGTCGTGCTGTAAGAGGTGCCCCACGCTGTACCCGTGGAGTACGCAATACCGACGCCCGGAAACGAGTCAGGGCCGGTGTTGGTAATCGTGATTGAGCCGGTGCCGTTTGTAACCGTAATGCCAGTGCCAGCGGTCAGCGTCGTCTTCGTCAGGGTGTTGCCAGTGGTGTTACCGATGAGCAACTGACCGTTCGTGTATGTCGTCTGGCCGGTGCCCCCCTGAACCACAGTAATTGGCGTAGTAAGAGCCGAGAGGGACGTGATGTCCGCGTTGGCACCCGATGCAGCTGCACTAATGGACGCGCGCCCCGCAGCAGCGTTGACAGCGGTAAAGACCCCGATCCCCACCGACGTGCCGCCAAGATTGATGAGCGCTGTGCCGGCAGTGGTGGCGCCGGTGCCGCCCTGAGCCACGCTGATTGGCGTCGTAAGCCCGGTCAGAGACGTGATGTCACTGTTGGCGCCTGATGCAGCCGCACCAATGGACGCGCGAGCCACGGCAGCGTTGACGGCGGTGAAGATTCCAATGCCCAGCGACGTGCCGCCAAGATTGATGAGCGCTGTGCCGGCAGTGGTGGCGCCGGTGCCGCCCTGAGCGATGGCGATTGGCGTCGACAGGTTGTTGGTGTCGGCCTCGACGACGTTCGTGCCGTCGCAGTACAGGATTGCAGCGCCGTTCTGAACGACAGCAATGCCCGTGCCGGCTGAGGTTTTAACGGTGAGCGTGTAGCTTCCGGTGGTCGTGTTTCGAACCCAGTATTGCTGAATCGTGTTAGGCACGATGATCTGCATATTCGCGGTCAGGACGCCGCTGAACTGATAGGCAATACGGTTCAGGTTGGTGCCCGAGAGCGTGTAGGGGCTGGGCTGCCCAGTCAGGCTGATCGACACATAATCGAACGAGAACGACGCGCTCTGGCCGTAGCCAATCGTGTAGAAGCTGGTGCCATCAGTCAGGATCCGCGCGCTATCACCCGGGTTGAACACCAAAGACGCTTGGCCGTTGATGAGCTCGCCGCCAGACGGAGCAATCGTAAGGCCGCCTGAGCCGGAGTTGCGCGCGTCGAAGAACCAGTCGTTTCCGACCGCAGCCGCTGACGGCATCGTGAACGTACCAGCGCCGCCGTTCCATACGAGGACGCGAGCACGATCTGAGGACGTGAGCGTGTAATTGGCAGACAGCAATGTCGTTGGCGCGGCTTGATTGAGCGTCGTGGTAATGGCCTTGAGGCCAGCCCCAGCCAGCGCGCTCGCGGACGGGGACGACGTACCTGCACCATATTCAATTGCGCGCCATGTGCCGTTTACGGTTGCATTGCCGATCATGTAGATCTGCCATGCTTCACCGGAGGCAATCGTCTGGATCGTGTTGCCGCTGTTATCAGCGACCGTGAACGAGAACGCGCCGACGTTGAAGAACAGCGCCGTTTCGCCGACCGAAGCCTGAGTGGCGTCAGGCATGCGGATCGTGAGGCTGCCCGCAGATGGCGTGACATCCATGATGGACGAAACGACGTCGGTGTTGGTGGCGACTTCAGTCGGCCATGTCAGCGTTACGTTGGCAGTCAGCGCAATGGCGCGATAGCTGACGTTTGCAGCGTAAATGTTTGTACCGCCAAAAGTGTTTGTGAAACTGGGCACCTTTAATCCTCCCTGCGGATGATGCCACGATCAGCAATCTGGCGGATATCTTCGCCGTTCAGCGCGGCGACGGATCGGTCGTAGAATCCTTGCCAGATCGGGATGATCTCTTCGTTCTTGAGGAACGGGGCGGCCTCCATAAGCGAGGCGTAGAGCAAGGCGTTTGGCGCGTATTCCGTGAACCAGTTCGTTTGAACGTCGTCACCGAGAAGCGGCGGCAGTTCATAATAGATCAGTTCGTAAGGGAACGGGGCGTTCGGTGTAGGCGCGAAGAACCAGTGCGAATAATCATAATCAGCATAAAACCTCGGCGTTCCGGTTAGCGTTTGGTTCGGCCAGTACTGACGTATATATTCATACGCGCGCGGGAAGACTTCCTGCGTGACGTTGTAGCCAGCACCAGTGCCAACCCGGATGCTGACGGTTTCGCGCCAGCGATCTGGCTTGGAATAGGTAGCTTCTCCCTGAGTCAGGGTCGACGACACGACGGTGACGGTTCCCTGAATCTTCAGTTCACGGGCAAGGCGTCGCTCAGCGAGACCGATAAGGCTGGGAAGCTGAAGGTAGACCGAAGGATCCGTCGCAAGCGTTGCCCCGCGCTCCAGATAATTCCGGAGATCGTTCAGCAAGCTGCTATAGGTCATCGCTGTGGCCATGATGCGACCTTATACCACTTTCAGGGGGCTACGCCAGCAGGACAATCTGATTCGCACACGCAAACCCATTTGCTGTTATGGGCCTCTACCGCCGCTACTGTCTCAGCCGTATCTTTAGTGGCGTCATAGCCAAGTGGCCGGGCAATCGCGCAGTAGCTATTGATGGGAACGGTCGAAACGGTTGCGCAGCCGCTCATCGCGGACAGGGTCAGGCACAGCGACAGCCGCCTCACCAAGTTCAATTTGGTGTTTAATGACATCGTCCATTTCCTTAACCGCTTCCTGACGCCCCTGTGTCTGCAACTTCACGTCCCTCCTGTGGGTAAACAGGCGGTCAAGTAGCGACAGCAGGAGCGTCACGAGTTTAATCACGCGCTAGGCTTCTCTGCCAAAACAACGGCAACCAAGCCAGCAACAGCGGCAATAGCTGACGATGCAGCGGTGTACAGGTCGCTGGAGATACCAAAGGCCAGCGCAAGGCCCGACAGACCAGCGTAGGTTGATGGCTCCTTGAGCCGCGTCAGGATGAAGGTTACGATATTCATATCACTCTCCTAATGGGTATTGCTTCCACGGTAATTCCCAATGTGGTCCGTCTTTGAAATTTCGCCAGTCACCGCCCCAAGTGATGGGGACGTTTTCATGCGCTGCAGCGGCCTTCACCACCTTAGCCAGCCGGCGATAAAGTGGCCAGTCCCAAGCCACACTGCCACTTATCATTGGCGCCAGATCAACAGCATGCCCGGTCAGGTGCCGAGAATTAAGCGTTCTGGTGGCTTTTTGTGCCAGCAGTTGCTTCTGACGATCCAAGTTGCGCCACCCTTCCAGCACAGCAAAATCCAGACTGGACATAACGGCGGTGCGGTGGACGACGCGGACTAGATCTGGATGCACGTCCGTAAGGCGCGAGATAGACCGGGGACCGAGAGTAATGCTCATTGCGTAACGCCCATGCGTTTTCCGTACCGGAAGGTATAATACCACAAGAGGTCGATCATAGACCAGCCTTTCTGCGCTTGTACGTCAGGAAGGCCGCGCCTTCTTGCACGTCCTCGAACACGCTGACCGCCGGGGCAGCGCCGTTGCGCGGCGTGATGGCCGTGACCACTGACTGTCCGCTGCGCTGTTCTGCAAGCTGACCTTTCAGCGCGTAGTCGTCGGACTCTTTGTAACCCTTGGCGCGCACCAGCGTGTACCGCCGCCCGCCAGCAAACTCGCCTTGACCGGTGCCAAAAGTATGCCTGTGAAACGCTGCGTAGATGTCGGCATGTTCGTCAATCATTGCCGCCCGCTTCAGGCCGTGCAGTTCATTGTACATCGAATGGCCTTTGAAGTCGTGCCGCGCCCAGACACGGGTGACGCCGCCGCATGGTGAGATTAATTGTAGCTTGGCGTCCCAATCGCGCATCAGGATGCGTTCGGTGTTCATGCCGTCGAAGATGCGTTTGCCGTAGTTCCATGTGTCATGGTTGCCCAGAATCCACAGCAGCCAATCAACGCCCAAGTCCTTCAGCGCCCACTCGACCAGTTCCCAGCCTTCTGATACCGTGGCGGACTGTTCGCCATACAATCGCTCCAACTTGCCGACCCAGTTGTTAATTGAGTCCCCGCCGTTTGCGCCATACAGCCCTTCGGTTTCCGCGCAGGTTGTGGCGTCACGCTCAAAACCGATCAGATCGCAGTACGGATCGTCGAGGTGTGGATCCCCAAACCAACAGATACCATACGGCCCTTTGATTGGTATCCGCACGGTCTGCCATGCTTGCGCCTGCGCGTGCGCAATCCGCAAGGCGTTGCGCTTCTTCATCAACGCCAGCCGCTCTGCGAACGGCAGATCAGACGGCGGCAGCGGGTCTGCCTTGGGTCTGTCGAGCGATAGTATGGCGGCTGCCCGCGCCGCATGACGGCGGCAGGCGTTCTGCACAGCCGCCCGGCTCATCCCCAAGGCAAGGGCGGCCATGTTCTGGCTGCCATGCTCGACCGCAGCATCCGCTATTTTGGCGTCTTGTTCTGGGTCAATGTCATACTGATTGACTGCCATAAATCACCTTGTGAAGCAGCCTTTCAGACAGACTGCGGTGGTTAGCTAATCTTGAGCACGATAGTGAGTAGCAGCATGATGATCGTGCCCGCCGCACCAACGCCGATGTTTTCAAGGCGTTTAAGACGGGCGCACAGGCCGTCATAGCGAATTGCACACACCTCCTCATGGGTGTTTAGCCGGGCCTCAGTCTGGTCAATTTCAGCCATAAATAATTCCGCTACCTAAGATACCGCAGCTTATAGATGGCGTCGAGGTAGACACCGGTCACGTTGTCAATCCGGTTCCCAACGGCGCGGTTGCCTTTGCAGATCTCTTCGTGATGCTCCTCAATCCACTTAGCGTCAGCCTCTAGGCATTTCAGGCTATCGCTCATCGTCTGCTCGGGAACTGGGATGGCTTTAATGAGATCAAATGCACCCTGATACGCCTCGACCAGCGGATCGATGCTGTCGATCACGCCGTCATAGAATTCGCCCAGAGCTATGTGCTTGGCATAACTGCCCTCACCCTTGGCGCGCCAATGCTCAAAGTGCGCCAGATTGCGTGCATAGAAAACGCGTGAGATAAGCTCCTCGATCATTAGGCGATTCGCATCACAGGGCAGAAGATCGACGGAACTGCCGGAGCGATGGCCCCGACAACAAAAGCTTCAACCGTTACAGTGACGCTTGCCGGCAGCCACATAATTTCAATGTATTGCCCTGCTGTGACAGTATCAAAAAAGTTCAAGCTGAAAACGGCAGATCCACCGTCACCGGTTTTTGGAACCGTGAGAATCCTTGCCGAGTTTGCAATATTGGTGCCGTTTTTACGGAACCATACAGTGACGTTGGAATCGGCAGCTGCCGAGTTCACAAACTGGATTGCCGGCGCCAGCATGTACGTACCAGCGGCTGCTAACGTAATCTGTGTGCTGGCAACGACACTAATGCCAGTTCCGGTTAGGTCGGTGTTAAACGTCACAGCGGTTCCCGCTAACACGTTCCCAGTCTGATCCGCAGAGCTAGACGGCTGAGCAAAAGCGCGCCCTGCCAGATCGGCGTATGGCACAGTTGCAGCCGCCGTAAACGCGGAGGTGCCGTTGCCCTTGACGTAGCCTGTGAGCGTTGCCGCGCCGGTGCCGCCAGTTGCGACCGTGCGCACGTTAGTTGCCGTTGCCGCGATGTCAGAAGCCGCCACCTTACGGCTAAATGTGGCTTGAACGATCTCCAGCAGTTCGGTGCCCGCGAGCGGGGTTGTGGCCGCTGTAAGGCCAGTGATCTTGATGTCAGCCATTATGCCAGTCCATATAACTGATTGAGGTAAAGCGAGTAAGCGTTAGCAGAGACTTCCTGAGCGTCCGTCTGAGCGTCCTGTGAATCAGGTCGGGGGTTCTTTACCGGCACAGGGTCAGGTCGTAGGAGCAGCCGGCTAAAATAAGGCTGAGGAACGTCGTCGCAGGAAGCGCAGACGTAGATCTTCAGCCCAACCGGGGTCGAGCCGCCGCGATAGTCCTTCTTCTCCCGGAGGTGGGTGTGCTGCACAAGGAAACCGCAGCCATCGCAGATTGCGATTGCTTTTGGATCCTTCGCATCGAACTCGGGTCCGGTCCGATGCTTTTTCCCCTGTCCATATGCGTACTGCATCAGTAGCCCCCGGTTGGATCAATGGTGATGCGGAGTGGCACCCTTTCACGGTCTTCAGCGGCTGCACGTTCATAGGCGCCATCGGCAAGGCCCTGAAGGAACTGTAGACGGTCAGGCGCAAACTTTACGGACAGCTTCGCGGCCAGCCCGGCGGCGATGGCTTCCATCCAGCGGTTCGGAGCATCCATGCTATCCGTGAACGCGCCAGCGTCCTCCTGCACCTTCATGCGGTGATAGAAGAGCGTAACGCCTGCGGCTACCGGCGCCTGCCAGATGTAGATGCGTGGCGTGATCGTGCGCTCAAAATAATACTGGAACGGGCGCTGACCTAACTGCGACTTGTTCGGGATAGCGTCGTACTCGGCCCGACTGATTGGCGACATCATCAGGTCGGTGTTAATACCGCCGGATGTGGTGCGCGTGTAGACCTGCAGGAGTGACACCGTGCGCGGCTGCAGATCGTAATAGAGAGTGCCCGCGATCAGAGAAATTGACAGCAGATCCACAGCCCACAGGTTTGGGCCATTGTTCGCCCAGTCGGAGAACATGTAGTTGATCGAGCGACGGGCGCTGTCAATATCGTTTGAAGCCAGCGAAGAAGGATTCCGCCCTACGCGCTCGTAGGCTTCCGTGATGATATCAATCTGTTCGGTCGTACCGAAATTATATGTGCCCGAAGTGGTCATCGGAACCTCGCCGCCTTTTTAGCGATGGCCTTCGGCTGGGCGACAAACTGCTTACCCGCCTTTTTGCCTTCGCGCTTGGCCTTAGTCGTAGCAGCATATTCGCTTGGAGTCAGCGACTTAATCGCCGCCGCAGGTAGGTACCGCTCGCCGGTCTTGCTCGACGGCTTGCCGGACTTTGTCGTCCACTTCTGATCGCCCCAGTCTTTGAGGGACTGCTGGGGCTTTCTAATCGGCATAGCCGCCGCCTTTGGCCTTGTAGTTCTTGGCTAAAAGCTGTGCTTTGCGCGCGCTCCATTGCCCTGCCCCGGTGCCTTGAATTGCACGAGCCTTGATACTTTCAAACATTTTTTTGCGCATGCCCGGTTTCGTATAGTTCCCGGCTTCATTCACGCGCGACTCTTTGCGGCCGCGCATTACTTCTTGCTCTTAGCTGCAGCCTTCTCAGCGGCAGGCGCTTCTTCAGCTACGACCTCAGCCACAGGCTCGACTACAGGCTTAGCAGCCTTCTTAAAGCCAAGCAGCATTTCCAGCGACTCTTCAGTTACCTTTTCCCAATCTTCCTGAGAAAGTGAGATTTCTTGCTGGTCGCCATTTGCGTTTGTGTATCGACGAAGGATCATAATAAACTCCTATTAGTTATAATATTTCGTCATCTCAAGGATGAGCGTGTAAGTATCGCCAGAAGTTGCGTCAGCAGTACTTAGCAAAATATTCCCGGTTTTCCCAGCGCCAGCGTTGTTGCGAAGACCGCCGAAATTTGACAAGTCGAATGTTGCTTGATTATTCTGGGCCGATCCAAAGAAAAACACGTTACTGGTCGCACCCCAGAAAAGACGAAACTCCATCCCGTGACATGCCGTGTGAATTTTTTGAACACTCACGCCCGTGCAGGCTTGGCCAAGAGCGTTGGCTGCGAGGTTAGCGACGTTAACCTTGGTCACGAGCGATTCGCCCGTAGCATCTGAAATGTTTGTGAACAGCATAACAGCGGTTGTCTGATTATCGACCAACGTCTGAGAGGTTACTGCATCAGCCATTATTTCATTCCTTTAAGTGTCATAGCAAAGCGAGCACGCTGGCCCATTTTGCCGGGCGCCTTAGCGGCTGCCTCCAGCTTACCTGCAGGGATCGGCATGCCAGCCTTTGCCCCGAGTTGTTTGCGGAGTGCGCCGGGCTTTTTAATGGCTTCGGCGATGAAGTTTTTCTTGCCACGCATGTCAGCAGTTCCACGCTTTGCGGGCGAGCCGCAGCCGAGAGTTAGGATCTTTAGCAGCCTTCGGAAACATCTTCATCTGCCCAGCAGAGCGGGCGCAGTAGCTATCGCGACGCGAGCCACCTTCCGGCTGAGGACGCTTCAGATTACTCCCAGTGGCAGCGTTATAAGCCTTCCGGCCAGCCTCGTTGAGACCGCCTTTCGGGTTCTTGTGCGCAGCCTTAAACTGAAAATCTTTCTTCGAGCGCATCCCGGTCTCCATATAACTGGGGCGACCCGAAGGCCGCCCCAATCATTAGGCTTGAGTAACGCCGTAAAGGCCAGTCTGAGTATCGTCGTCAAGGACAAACACCCAGAGTGTCAAGCGCTTCGTACCATCAGACGCGTCCGGAACCGAATAGGTGCCGCGAACATCGCCAGTGGTCGTCGTAGCCGGGCTAGTCGTAACAGCCGCCACGAATGTGCCGGTCGTCACAAACGCGCCATTCCATGCGGTCAGCACGAAGTTGCGGGTGTTTGCGCGGATCGGAAGACCGAAGACATCACCGGTGCCCACGAAGAAATCGGTGGCGGCAGCCGAAGCCGCGATACTGGTGATCGTCTTAAAAGCCTTTGCGCCGGAAACAGCAGTCGCACCGTTCAGGGTGATCGCTTCTGACATCGGGATGCCATAGGTATCAGTGCCTGTGATGGTCAGAATAGCCGTAGCAGCGCCTACAGCGTCAACGATGACGTTGCGAGGAACGTCAAGAACGACGGTGCCGCCCGAAGCCAGAGCGCCGTTCAGCGTAGCGTTACCGGCTCCGGCAAGCGTCTGCTGAGCGCAGATGCCGTCAGCGTCCAACACCGCCGGGACGATGTTATAGACGTTGATCGGCGACATGAAGACGCCGGGCTCACTAGCGGTCCCGTTGTTAGCGAAGTTCCTGCCTGCCCGAACGCCGTCAGAGAAATGAGTCATGAGTTTTCTCCATAGCTAAGGGTGGGGCCGAAGCCCCACCCCCGGGATTTAGGAAGCGCCCTGCGAACCCCAGCCTGCGCGGAAGTTCGAGCAGCCGAACGAGTAACGCTCAATGGCCTTCGCCTTGAGGTTGTCGGTGTCGAAGTCCGTGTAGACGTCGGTTTCAAGGGTTTCACGCTCGTAGTACTTGAAGCCGTTCGGAGCGTCGGTCATCAGGAACCAGCCGTTCGTGTCGGTCAGGAACATGTTAACGCGATGACCCTGCGGAACCGCAGAGTTGTTGTAAATCGCGTTAATATCGTTGTTCGCCGTGTCGACGCGGAACTGCGATTGCAGAAGGCGGGTAGCCGTCCACTGCAGTTCAGCCGGAACGATCAGCTTCGTCGGCTTTGTCATGATGCGGAGACCCGCAGCATCACGGAAGCGCTGAACGCCAACGATGGCGTCCTGAAGCGAGGTTTCGTTCAGATCGGCTTGGACCGAGAAGGTGTTCGCAACCGTACCGTTGTCGATGGGGTGAGCCGTCGAGAACAGCGGCTGGCCATCACCAATCGGGAAGTTCGACGAGAAGCCGTTGTTCAGAACGGACGCGCCGAGAACTTCCTTGGTCTGTTCCATCGACTGGCGAAGAGCCTTCGCCTGCAGCGGGAACGACGACTGATACAGGTTATCCTTGATCGCCTGACGGGTGATGATGAAACCAATGCTGGTGTAACGGTTCACATAGTTCGTTACAAAGCGCTGGCCCATTTCGCCGTAAGCGGTCGAGGCGCCTTCTGCCTTGATCTGAGCCAGACCAAGCAGCTTGACTTCGACTTCGATTTCAACGGCCTTATCGGACGTGTGCTTCTCGAAGACTTCCGACCACTGACCCGGATACATCGGATAGTCGCCGAAAACGGCGGCCAAACCGGGCCGGAGCAGGTCGCGGATTGCGGTGGTATTAATAGCCATTTTTTAATCTCCCTGCTGGCCTGATTAGATGCCAGTCACGCCACCGCGATAGGACTGGTTATTCATGATAACGAGCCAATTCGCGAAGTTTCCAATCACGTTACCCGGAGTCGGGTCCAGCGAAAGGATCTTGAGGTTCAGCGTTGAGGTTGTAGCTTCAGTCGAGTTGTCGAGCGACACGGCTGAAGTACCCGTTGCGGTAGAACCGGCGGTGTACAGGAAGTTCGCGTTCAGGCCACGATCAGCAAGGGCCAACGGGGTGCCCGCAGCGCCAGAAGCATTCGTTTCCTGAATGGTGAACACGGTGTTCGGATCGTCGATCACGAGAGCTTCAACGGTTGAGCCGGTTTGAACACCGGGGTTACCCGGCCAGTAGTTTTCAAAACGAACACGCCCGGTGCTGTCAATGAACTTGACGCCCCAGAAAACGCCAGTGATGGTCGAGCCAGCAACGCCGACGCCGAGCGTGCCGTCAGTAAGAACTGCAACGGGGTCGCCACGGAACAACGCAGTCGCATAAGCGTTAGCGATTTGATAAGGGTTAGTCGCGCCAGTCCAAGCAGAGCCATCCAGCTTCTTGACGGGGACGAGCCCCTGAGGCGCATTGGTACCGTAAGCCATACGGATTCTCCATGCTGAAGTTGAGGGTTAAGGGCTGTTACCCGCCTGAGGGACCACGGTACGTAACGTGGCGTCGACGCGAGCCTACCATGCTCATGGGCCACGGTACGTGACGTGGCGTCGGGGTGAGCCTTCCATGCTCAGGGACCACGATACGTGACGTGGTGTCGATGTAGTTGTAAATTATACCCAAACAAAAAGGTTGTCAACGGCGCATAAAAAGGCCCCCGCTCAGTTTCCCAAGCGGGGGCAAGTTGCCACAGCGATAGTAGAACACACTGCGGACCGGAGGTTAGTCCTTGAAGGAGGTGACGCGTTCAAACGCCACTCCACTATCCTTGTCCTCAAAGCGCGGCAGGTTCGGATCATTCTGACCGGTCCATGCCACGTCCTGTAGGGTTTCGACGTTTTCCAGATCTCGATCCCGGATGCGCTCTTCCACATCACGGGTGAGGCATTCGCAAAGCATGAGGCCACCGCGACGGATAACCATGACTTCTATACCCTCATAGCCCGGAAGCGGGGGCGGCACCATCTCAGGATGGCGGTTGGCGGGGACAGGCTTCCAACCACGGATCATTCGATCGGTCATGTTGTCCGGATCCGGCTCGTTCAGAGTCGATTCGCGAACCCATGCGTAGGTCATGGTCGCAGGGATCTTGTCTTTTGGAACATAGAGCTTGGAGTTAAAGTGCGTTTCTGGGCGCTTGCGCAGCCCTGCTTCGCGAGATTCAACGGCACGAGTTGTGCTAATGCGAGAAGAACGAGCCATTAGTTTGCTCCCTTATTTTGTTTTGTCATGTAGATTGCGTAGTATTTTTCAGCTTCAAGATCGGTCATGCGACTACCATTCTTGTTTTTGTAGGCGCCTGACTGAGCCATCTGATGTGCCATACGCCGCTGATCCTTATTCAGAATGACGCTCGTGGATTTCTTTAAAGGCTGACCCGGAGCGGAGCGCTGGACGGGTGCAACATTTGAATCACGGCTCATCACAGGGGTCTTCTTGTTTGGGGTTGATTGCGCTGAGAACGCGTCGGGAAACTCCCGGCGCATATGGCGGTCGATTTCCGTAAAGTAGTCGACATTGCCAATCTCATCATCCCGCCCCTCTGAACGATAGCGACGCTCAACGCGTCGTGCGTACATGGTGGCCTCTTCGTGCATCTCAGCGTCGAAATCCGTCGACTGCGGCTGGAACCATGTGTTCTTCTGGATCCAGCTTACAGTGCGCGGCTCAAGCGTAACCTGCGGTTGCTGAGCCGCCGCCGGGGCTGCTTGCTCAGCAGGGGCAGGACGAGACGCCTTGTTCTGCTGGTCCTGCTCCCAGTTTGTCACCGCTTCAATGTCGTTCATCGTCTTGTTGAACTGATATTGAAGATCGTCAATCCGTTCGTTGTCCATCATCGAACGAGCTTCAGCGAGCTTCTGCTTCAGGTCCATCGCGGTGGCGCTCAGGTTGCTCCTGTAATGCGTCATCATCGCCTGCTCAGACTGCTCACGCAGCTGGGCTTCCTTGAGTAGACGCGCCTCTGCATTCTGAGCACGCTGCTCTGCTTCAGACGCCTTACGGGCCAACTCAATGATGCGCTTGTCAGCCGAACGACGACGCTTGGGAACCTCTTCTTCTTCAGGTTCTTCCTGCTCAGCAACCTCTTCAGGCTGCTCCTGTTCAGGTTCACTCTCCTCGTATTCGGTCAGGCTTTCACCAAGATCTTCCTCCGTAATCTCAATCTCGACGTCCTCGGTAGGACCGTCGTCGGTATACGGAAGTTCTTGCATTTCTGGATCAGTAGACATGCTTAGCTCCTCAGAAGTTTCCAGCAAACTTACCCGACATTACGTCTTCCGGACCGGCAATAACGGCCATCACGCGGTCGTCGGGCAAGAGCGCCATCGCAACACCGCGATAGGAAACCATCGTAGATTCGTAGCGCGGGATTAGAATCCAATCGCCGACCTTACACCAAGGACCGGAGCGTTCGAACTTCTCACCCTGATAGGCTTCAGGCCCAACGGCGCATACCAAAGCCGACACCGAGGAATACTTATCTTCAGCGCGAATGGTATCCGGCAGATACAGCGTGACTTCCGTCCCATCTTCCTGCGTGATCGTTTTAAGCTCTTCAGGGCGAACATAAATTTTGACCGCCACGAGATACCCCGCAGGGCGCATATCAAACGCAAGCCCTGTGATTGAGGTGAACTCGTCGTTGATCAGCTTCTTGGCCAAAGCCTCTTCGTGAGGCTCAATATTACTCATACTCATTAGTACATACTCCCTCTTATCTGCTCCGGTTTTTTATCTTCGTCTGGCTGCATCATACGCCTGTACTCTTCGCTGATGACGCTAATCGCAGTCGCGTAAGCGCGCACATACGCATTACCCTCCAGCACCTGAAGGGCAATCTCTTCCGCCGTCATGGCCGGGATGTACGTATCCCCAAAGCTCGACGGCCTAAAACGGGCATTTAATGTGTATTCGGTGGCGCGGTCGCGCAGTTCGCCTATGCGCTCAATTGCGCGCCTACCGAGTTCCTCGGATGACATAGCTATTCTCCGGTGGTTTTTTTTGCTTCTTCGTTGCAGCGATATAGTCTTTGCCAATCTTCTGCGGAATTCTTACGGCCTTCGCAAAGGCAGGGTTATGCGCGGCTGCGCTCATCAAGCGATACTGACGCTTTGATCTTGCAGGCACAGCCGCGCACTCCCTCTTACTTGCCGCGCATCTTATTCATGGCGTCGATGATGTTGCCCTCAGGCGTCATCATGCCCTTGCGGACCTTGGCAGCGCCGCCCTGAGCCTTCTTGATCGGCGCCTGACCCTTGCGCATCTTACCAGCACCGCCAGCCGCGTAGCCCATCGGAGTGCCGCCACCCATGTAATTCATCGGGTCGCCGCCCATAGCCATAGCGCGCGTCACCTTCGACGCTTCCATGTCCCGCGAACCGCCAGCCATCGCGCCACCGTTCATCTTCTTAACTGGCTTACCACCTTCAGCATAATCCATCATGCCGCCGGCCATTTTCTTAACGGGCCGTCCACCTTCAGCATATGCCATCGGTCCGCCAGCCATCTTCTTGTGTGGCGCACCACCGTGAGCGTAATCCATCGGTCCACCACCCATCTTCTTGGCTGGCTTCTTTGGATTACCAATCGCGATAATGACGGCCAGACCGTCTTTCGGCTTGGCTTCTTTGACCTTGCCGCCTTTCTTGAACGCCATCGGCGGACGAGAACGATTAGCAATCGGGCCTTGACCTTGCATCTGGCGAAGAAGCGCAGCGTCAACTGCCGATTCATCGTTGTTGAGTAGCATCTTGCGCTTAGAATTTTGCTTTCTAGCTTCTTCAAGGGCCTCTGCCCTAGTCAGTTGGCCCTGCAAGAACGAACCCGTGCGCTGTTTCATGATCTGGTCAGCAAGAGCGTTAAGGGCTTGGTCGGTAGGATTTGCGGACGCAGCGGGCGGACCACCGCGAGGCGCAGGCATACCAGCGGACGCAGCGGGCGGACCACCGCGAGGCGCAGGCGCAGTGGCGCGAGGCGGAGGCGGAGGCGGAGGCGCAGCCGCACGAGCCGGAGGCGCAGCAGCACGAACCGGCGCCGGAGCGGCAGCCGCACGAGGCGGAGCAGCCTTCGACGTTTCACCCGCCATCTTCGTGTTGTAATGTTTACCCCGCCAAGTGAAAACGCCATCCGGGCCCTGTTTTTCACGTTCCTTTGCAAACTTCTCGCTGAACGACATCTTCTTCTCAGCGTCTTTGATTTCCCTCTCACGCACGGCGTTCAGGTTGCGCGCTTCTGCACCTCGATCCATAAGGCGTGTTGTATCAAATGAAGGCTTCGAACGCGACATTTCCTCCAAGCTGCTCATATCAAGCTCAACCGGCTTAACCTTACCGCCCTTTCTCATGCCGCCCATCTCAGTGGCCAGCTTGCGCGCGGTGTCCGACGACGTCTGGACCTTGCCGCCGTTCTTCATCACATCAGCGGGCTTAATCCCACGCTTTCGCGCATCCGGAAACACTTCAGTTTTTTTAACGCCGGAAACAAGATGCTTCCGACCAAACGAGCCTTCTTCGTTATAACCACTCCGCTTGGCTTGGTCGTCGTAAGCCATCTTTTCCATCTTGGACATTTTGCGGTAAGTTGCGGGTTCCCCGTAAATAAAATCCACACCCACAGGCTTTCTTTTTACGGCATCTTCGTCGGCCCGATCCCTAGCTTCAATATCGTTTTGCACCTTGCGCAGAACTTTATCACGAGCCTCCATAGTCCCGTAAGCATTGTGCGGGCCACGGGCTTTGATTTCCTCAGCCTTTCTGTCGACTTCTTGCATGCGCGCAATATACCGCTTGGCATCCGATGACGTCTTAGCGCCACCATTAGCCATCATCTCCTTAATCAACTCGTTCTGCGCCTTGGCAGCGGCGAGGTCAGCAGGCGTCGGCATCGGCTTCTTCACCGGACCACCAACCTTATAGGTCGGGATCGGACGAGCGTTCGCGCGCTGCTGCAGGGCCTTCGCGCCATTCGGTTGCTTCGGCATGGGCTCAGCAATTGCCGGGCCGAAAATCGCGCGAGCTTTGGCCCGCATATCAGTCGTCTTCATTGAAAACCTCCAAGTTTCCGCAGGGCCTCAGACTGCAGCTTAATTGCCGCAATCTTTTCTCTCGATGCGCGATTCGCCGCGTCACTCTGAGCTTCAATCTGCGCCTTAGCCATTTCGACCTGCGCATCACGCTGGCTGTCAGCTTCCCTCAGCTGCAACTTCTGCATCTCAACCTGCGCCATCTGATCGATCTCAGGCTGTGGCTTATACATCGGCGCCAGCTGCTGCATAGCCTGCGCGACCATGACTGCAACCTGATTCTCAAGCTCCGGAGGCATCGGCATGCCCGGAGGCGGCAGCGGCTGGCCAATGATCTGCTCTACCTGCTGACGCATCTTCATCGCCAAGTGCTCGTTTATGTGCGCCTGCAGTATCGGATTGTCCTGCGCAATCGGCGCGTGTGCCGCGATGTGCGCGTCGTGATCCTGATACGCACCCGCGATGATCGGCATGCCCACAATCGCGTTCTGGTTCTCCGTCAGCGGATCCAGCGGACGCGGCTTCTGGCGCTCAGGCGCCAACAGCAACTCAATCTTCTCAGGGGCGATTCCCATCTCAACATACATCTGCCGATACGCTTCGCGCAGATTGTGCTGGTCCGGCTGCTGCGTCGCAAACCGCAACAACGCCTCAGCCCGCATCATACGCTGGGCCGACGATGAAATGTTCGGATCCGAAACCGGAATCACGTCGATGTTATTCGCGAAATCCTCGCGCATAATCGCCGCCATGCCGCCGCGCACCGGGAACGGATACGGTTCGTCCGGCAAATACTTACCAAACAGATTTGCAATCAGCTTCAGTTCACGGCTAAACGCCCTGTGGCAGCGCTTCAGCGTCGCCGACTGCAGACGGGTCGCCGCCTCCATCAACGCCACTGTCGTGCCTACAGGTGCATCCTGACGGCCCTCACCGACCGCAATCTCAGTCGTGTTCGCCAGATTCCGGGCGGCCTCGTAGGTTTCCTTCAGCAGCGCCAGCGAAACCTGCGACGGTTCCTTATACGGCATCGTCATAATCGCGTTCTGGATCGGCATGCCACCGGTATCGATCTCACGGAACTCCGTCGGACCAATCCCGATGTTATTATCCTCCAGCCGCATGCCCTTAACGCGCAAACCGCCGGGGAAGTTATTCAGCGTACCTGCATCAATCAGCTGACGGCGGATCGATGTCGCCGTTTTCGCCGAATTTCCCAGCAAGTGCGCATAACCCAGCCCGTAAAACCCAACTCCCGGCATGAATTTATAGTGCGTAAACATATCCTTACGCTGATACGTCGGATCTGCCTCGTCGTAGTTCCGATAAATCGACAGAACCTTCCGCGAGCCCTCTTCAATCGTCACGGTATACGGCAACGGGATGCCATCCTCGTTTTCGTACCCCGAAAGGTTCAAATCCGCGTATATTTCGTATATACGATATTCTTCGGTGCCCTCAGCGCCCGGCTCAATGCCCTGAACACCGTCCACCTGCGCCTGAATCGGCGACTGCGAGCTATCATCCGCCTGCGGATCACCCAGATCGATGTCCCTGTACACGCCAGCCAGCTGCGCCAGACGGAAATTCCGGCGCGTCATCGGTGTTATGTGGCAGTAACGCGGCGACGTCGCCAAATCCGTCGTGCCATACGATGCAATGAAGTTATCCGGCAGCACGAAACGGCTCACCGGACGCCCCAAAAGCCGATCCTGATACGTCTTCTTAAACGTCGAGCCCACCAGCGGCAGCCAGAACAGCATCTGGTCGAATTCTTCGTAGAATTCCGGCGCCAACTCCGTCAGGTACAGGTTCATGAACTGCTGCACCCGTGACGCCTGCGCCTCCAGCTGCTCGTTCGCGACGCCAATCACCTGCGTCTTCACCGGACCCGCCGCCGGCATCAACTCACCAGCAGCCACAGCCTGCCAGCGCACAACAGCCTCAGCCATCAGCGGGTCATAGACGCCGCACGCACCCTTAAACGGCGTCGTGCGGTCCTCAATCTTCAGACCCATCAGCTTGATGCCCTCAGACATCGTCGCTTCCCAGTCCCCACGCGACTGCTTGTCTTCCTCGACCCCGCTGAGCAGCATCTCGCCCAGCGCGTTCATGTCCATGTCCTTCATGTACAGCGCTAGGTTCGCGTCAAACGGTGCATCTTCCGGCAAATCCGTCTCAGGCTCGAAATCAATCTCGACCCCACCGTCTTCCAATTCCGTGAACTCAGCACCGTCAACTATCGCCGGACCTTCGTCCTCAATTTCGATTTCCGCGTCTTCCAGCGGCAAATCCACATCAATGCCGCCAATCCCCTCAAACGCAGGGCGGAGCGTGTCAGCGAGCGATGTCGGTCTACGTGCCATAAATATCCTTACCAATAAAACGATGCACGCTCAAGCGGCGTGTCATACACGGGTTCATACGGATCTTCCGTGTTCGCCACCCAGCCACTCTGCTTAATCCGCAAAAACGCCATCGTCATCGTGTCGACCCAGTCCCGCGAATCCGCCGCCGGAAACTGCACGCACTGCTCCATGAAATCCCGCGCCCACGGCCTCAACTGATCCGACGAATTCTTCATCGTCGGCAGCCATACCCTGCCGTTCTCAATCAAATCCGTCACAAGCCGCACACGCGCAATCTTATCGCCAAACTTATCCGGGTTAAACGGCGTCGCCACAATCCCCGCCCTCCCCAGATCCTGTATCAGCATCTGACCGTTCGCCTTGGCCTCCACCAAAATCGTATCCGGCGTCCGCTCCCGCGATGCCTTGATCGGCAGCTTGTAATTGGCGTCCCCATA